CAATCTTTTCCCGGTCAGCCTGTAAGAGCCTGAGCGCCTCCGTGAGCAGGTGCTTGAGCTGGGTGGGCGTGCACTTAGGCAATCCCTCAAAATGGACGGTGTGCGAGTCTGTGGCGTCAGGCGGGTGTGTTTCGGTGTGATACACCCCGGACCTGTGCCACTTCTCTTGTTGCTTCCGGTGTATCTCGCCTTTGAAATCGTCACATCTACCCAAGCGGCAAGCGTCATCAAAGCTCATGGGGTGCCCCTAAATTTCAACATCAGAAAAGCCCAGCCTCGCCGCGCAATCAAGAGCATGATTTACCATTTCCAGAGCGTTCAAATCTTGAAACGATGACCCAAGAGAGGCCCGGATTTGTGTTAGTTTTCCCCTAAACCCCATTTCCATGAGGTCGGTGATGATGCAATCAAGAACCTGCTCGTCAGCGCCGAATGCTTTGCTGGTTGAATTTGCCATTTGTTTCTCCGTTGTTTTAGGTTTGCTGCCTTTGATTTATGTATTGTGCTCATACTTCGTTTTGCAAAACAAGGGCTTTCTTCCGTTTTTTTGCGTACTTTCCAAACATAACACCGAAACCCTTTACTTTCAGGGGTTTAGGGGATTGGCCCAGTCTGGCTTTTTTTCTGCTGTATTGAGATTTTGCTTGGTGATCCGGTTTTTTACCCAAAAATGCTAGGGATCACATTTGCCGCCCTGATACCCTTTTAAACTCAGTACCTTAGAGAATGTAACGCTAAACCGTGCGTGACTGTCACAAAGTAACGCTAGGAAGGAATGAATTGAATTGAATGAATGAATTGAGTTGAATTGAGTTGAATGAGGTAAAAAAGCGGCAAAATCCTTTTTAGCCCTTTATATTGGAAAACATTCAGGGAGGTTTCAGATGCCATTGATTAAAGCAGGAGACAAATACAAGTGGGGGAAATCAGGTAAGCTCTACCCGTCCAAGGCAGGGGCTCTGCGTCAAATGCGGGCCATCTTGGCCACAGGATGGACGGAAAAGCGGAAACCTCGGCCAAAATGAGCCCGAGCGCTTCTGAATGGCAATCGGATGAGGAATTTAAACATTGGTTGGTGTTCATGGGTTATGCCCACATCAACAACAGAGGAAGGCTGAGGCTGCAGCTGACGGTCTACAAACAAACGAAGAGCTTGGTTTTATGTTACATGCACCAAGCATTCAAAGCAGGGGTGAAGGTTGGCACTAAGAAGAAACCTCAAAAAAAAGGCTGAAACCGCAAAGGCGCACACCAACCCCAACCTTCGTTGGCATGGTACCGATACCTCGGTATTCTATAAGCCGGGCGCGAACCCTAATTTAACCCACTGGGGGAGGAAGGCTATTCTTGATTTGTATGATGAAGGCGTCAGCCCCTTGAGGATTGCAGTGAAAACAGGTATCTCACACTTTAAGGTGCAGCAGATTCTTCATGATTTAAGAGACAGAGAACCAGATTTTGATTTTCAAACTTATGAGGCCCTTTCCCGGTTTCAGTCTGCTTTTTAGGGGTTTAGATGATTAATGAAGCATTAGAAGATTTAGCGATTGATATTGATTCGGTTGGTTTTGACCCATCCAACGCCAGAAAACATGACACCAAAAACATTGAGGCAATCAAGGCATCATTTTCTAAGTTCGGGCAGCGTTCACCCATTGTTGTTCAAAAGCAGGGCATGATTGCCAGAGCAGGAAACGGCAGGCTTGAGGCTGCAAGGGCTTTGGGATGGTCCAAGATTGCTGCCATTGTTGTTGATGAGTCAGACGTTGAAGCCACTGCTTTTGCTATTGCAGACAATAGAACAGGAGAATTGGCCAAATGGGATGATGATGCCCTTGGTGCTCATCTTCAAGCATTGGAATCAGATTTTAACCTGAATGAGTTGGGTTTTGAAGATGGGGATTTGTGCAAGTTTCTCAACCCCAAAGATTTGCTGATTGATGATGATGAAATCCCTGATGATGTTGAGGCAGTATGCAAGCCGGGGGATTTGTGGATTTTGGGCAAACACAGGCTTCTTTGTGGAGATTCAACAGAGCCCCAATCATACGAGAAAGCCATTGGCAAAAATAAGGTTGATTTATGCCTGACAGACCCACCTTATGGCTTAGGTGCTCAGAGCGTTGGGAGTGAAAAGAATGCTTATGATGTTTATATTGACACCCAAGAAAGTTTGAAAGAGTTGGTTTCAAAATGGTTGCCACTGGCAAAGAAGCATTCTGCCAGTGTGGTCTTTTCTTGTGGTGTGACAAACCAGTGGTTTTATCCTCAGCCTGATTGGGTGATTTGCTGGTTTTATGGTGGTGGGCCGTTGCGTTCACCGTGGGGCTTCAATTGTTGGCAACCATTTCTGTGTTACGGCAAAGATCCATCTTTACAGAAAAACAGAGGGTGCAGGCCGGATGCAATTGATATGAATACACCAGCAAATGCAAAAGACATCAATCACCCATGCCCAAAGCCATTGGCCCTATGGAGTTGGATGTTGGGCAGGTTGAAGTTTGACCGAAAGAAACACATCCTTGACCCATTTGCGGGATCAGGGACAACCATACTAGCAGCAGAAAAGGCCGGCTTTGGGTCCATCGGCATTGAGATGAGCCCTGCTTATTGTGACATAACCATCAAAAGATGGGAATCAGCAACAGGGCAAAAGGCAGAGCTTGATGGCTAAAAAGAAACCAGCAAAGAAGAAATCAAAGCCCAAGGCATCTAAGAAAGCCATCGGCAGACCCACAAAGATTTGCCCTGAGATTATCGAGAAAATACAGAGCGCTATCTTGGCAGGGTCTTATGTTGAGACAGCAGCAGCCTTTGCAGGGATTTCAAAGGATACTTTCTATTTGTGGCTAAAAAAAGGGGCGGCAGCTAACTCAGGGATTTATTGGGAGTTTTCAGACGCTATAAAAAGAGCAATGGCGGAGGCAGAGCTTAGAGATGTGATGGTCATCAACAGGGCAGCTCAAACAACATGGCAGGCAGCAGCTTGGAAACTTGAAAGGAAATACCCCAAAAGGTGGGGGCTCAGGGCACGCCATGAGATTGTTGGGGCAGATGCAGAGCACAAACCGGTGCAGATTGTTTATGCAAAGCTGAATGCACCACCGGCGGTGATTGAGGTGATTGATGAGTGATTACATGGATTGCCCCGAATGCGGACAGCCAAGGCTGAAGTGGGATGCCTTTAGCGGTCACTGGGATTGCCTTGCATGCAAATGGTCAACCGAGGGACCAGCTCCTAAGCCCGATGAGGATGGAGATGAACACCATGCGGGTTGAGCTCCTCAAGCATCAGCACGAGCTCTTGACGGACACAGCCAACCGGCTGCTCTGCCTTGCGGGCGGCTATGGCTCAGGCAAAACATCCGCAGGGGTTCACTTCGGCATCTCTCGGGGCTTTGAGAATGAGGGGCTTGTTGGGATATGGGTTGAGCCAACTTATCAGCTGGTGAAGCGTGTGGCGTTGCCGGAATGGAAGAAGCAGCTTGATTCAATGGAGATCCCCTATCTTGAAAGGAAGGCCGACCTTGCTTTGGTTGTAGGCTATCCCGAGATGCAGTTTGATGTGCATTTCTATTCTGGAGACCGACCGGAGCGAATTATTGGGGCCAGTTGCGCTTGGGCGGTGCTCGATGAGGCCGCCCTGCTGCCCGAAATGGTTTTCAGGAATGTGCTGGCCCGTGTCCGAGATCCGAGCGCTAAGCTGTCACAGGTTGCGCTGGTGACAACGCCGGAATCTTTCAACTGGGTTTATGAGAGATTTGTAAAGGATGCCAAGGAGGGCACCAAGCTCATCAAGGCAAAGACATCAGACAACCCATTCCTCCCTCCCGAATACCTAGACAGCCTCCGGGAGCAGTACACCGAGCAGGAATTTGAGCAGTACTGCAACGGTGAGTTTGTGGCCATGAGCGGGGCAGTGTACTCAAGATTTGACCGGGCGATTCACTGCAGACCATGCCTGAGACCGCTGGGCGGCGAGCTCGTTATTGGGGCAGATTTCAACATTGGCAAAATGTGCTGGGTTATTGGCAAATGGGACGGGGAGGGCGTTCACTTCTTTAAAGAACAAATCACCTCAAACCGCAACACAGAAGAGGCATCCGAAATCTTGGACGCCACGCTCCGCAAGCTGTTCAGGGAGCATGGGGTCAAGTATGTGCCCAACCAAATAAAGATTTACTGTGATGCCTCGGGCGCTTCCCGCAAGACTTCCGCATCAAGAAGTGACACCCAAATCCTCCGGTCTTTTGGTTGGCGGGTTATCCATAACGCAAGCAACCCCCTGATTCGTGACAGGCTAAACGCAGTAAACCGTGCGCTCATGAAATCATTGCTTTATATAGACCCCGAAGGATGCCCGTTCACCCTCAGTTGCATCGAGCAACAAGGATTTGACGCAACCGGTCAACCCGAAAAGAACGGGCTCGACCATGCAACAGACGCAGTGGGATACTGCATCAGCTTTAGGATGCCCGTGAAGGGCAGGCCAACAACATCAACTTATTATGCGTGAGGCAGGTACATGACATTCATCGACACAATCAAGCGGCTTCTCATGAAGGGGAGCGTTGAAAACTCAAAGCAGATTCTCATGGAGCTGCAAGACCAAGCGGCAAAATGGAAGCCCGGAGGATATGACCGGGAGATGCTGAGAAGGCGGGATTACTACGAAGGCAAGCAAGCTCAGTGGCTCATGCCTGCCCTTCGTAAGCGATACCCTAACACGGCTGGAGACATGAGCATCATAACGCTCAATTATGCCAAGCTAATCGCGGACGTGGATGCCGCAGTTTACGACCACCGACCTGAGCGCCAACTGACATTCAACAGCATCCCTCTCGATATGGACGACAGCCAAGCGAAGGAATATCAGCGAATCATGCAACAGGCATCCGTCAATGTGGTGCTCGCTGAGGCTGAGCGTCGGCTAATGCTCATGGACACCATATTTCTCCACGTTCGCTATGACTTCCACAAGCAAGCCCCTATGCTTGAAGTGTTCTACCCGCAAGACATAGGCATCATCCCCGACCCCAACAACCCAACCAGCTTTGATGACATTTTGTGCCTGATTGCTCGGGTGGTTGGTCCTAACGGCGTGAACGATGATAACTCCCATTTTGTTGTTTATTACCGAGACTTTCAGGAGGACCATGACGGTCAAAGCGTCAAGGGTCCTTGGAAGGCAGAGCGCTTCTCTACGGATGGGACCACTACCGAGATTTACCCCGATCACATTGTCCCGTTTGGTGTGCTGCCCTTTGTTGTGTGGCGTAACGGGATCGCAGACGGCACCATCTTCCGAGATGCTGACAATGATTTGCTTGATGCCCTAGACGCCATCAGCGCCAACCTGACAAACCTCACCTTTGTGCTCGATATGCAGGCCCATTCGATGCTCGCATACATGGGCGATTCGCGGGAGGACATTGTTGGCGGTCCGGGCAAGGTCATCTCTTACGCTCCGGGAGAAAGCCTCTCAGTTTTGGATTTCAATCCCAAGCTTAAAGAGATGGAGCAAGTAAACAACAACCTCATCAAAACCCTAGCCTCAACCCGAAGGCAAAGCCCCGACGCTTACAGCATAGACCAGCAAGCGCCGGAATCCGGGGTGGCTCGGCAGATTGCCAACATGCCCTACCAAAAAGCATTGAAGGAGCGGCAGCACTATGCCCAACAAATGGAAATGGCTCTCTATCCTTTGATTTGCACCATTAACAACGCCTATGGGGATGGGCCAACAATCGACCATGAGCGTTATGCAATGAAGTGGATTGCTGGCAACGATCCCGATTTCACCGACCCAGCACAGGAAACAACTCGAGTTATGCTCGCCCTAGATCAAGGCCTAATCTCGAAGGAGCGGGCAGCCTTCGAGCTTGGTTTTTACGAATCAGAGGAAGATGCCCGCCTTGCCATGTTTAAAGCAACGGAGGATGCAGCATCAGGCATCGCAACCGTTGAGGAGTCAATTGCCGAGCGCCTAAGACTGGCCACCGGAAGCTAAAAGGATAAAGATGCCCGACCCGATAGCACTCACAGAAAAGAAACTGCTCAGCGAGTTAGACCTCCTGCTGCGTGAGGTCGAGCGCCAGATCCAGAAGTCTGTAAGCAAGCTCAATCAAAAGGATGTGAGAGAGGGCTTGAAAGTAGGAGAACGGGCAGCGCTTCAGCAGTCTTTGATTGTTAGGGCCGAGCTCAGGGGGATCCTTGAAACAGCTGGAAAGCTCTACGTTTCCGAGGTTCGGGAGGGGATTATTTTGGTGGCTCAGGAGATTGTTGAGGGAGATCCTGTTCTGCCCTCGGAGTTTACAGTAAACCCCGCCCAAGCGGTTGAAGATGTGATTTCCCGCCAGATCAATGAGCTCGATCAAGTATTCATTGATTCGGGCGACCTTATACGAAAGGGAATTATGAGAGCCACCGTCTCAGGCACATCCTTCGACCCTGTGATGGATGAGATTGAGAAGCGGATGAAGATCACAAAGGAGCAAGCAAAGGTTGTGGTTACAACCTCTGTTCATGCCTCCGCCCGGACGGCAATGGTTGAGGTCGCAGAAGACTCAGGGCTCGATTATGTTTACAGGTACACCGGACCCGATGACCGTATTACCCGCCCATTTTGCCGCTTCTATGGATTCCCCGAGGGCCCGAGCTCTAAGGTTGCCTACACCAGAGAAGCCCTGAAAGCCTTGGCCCGAGACCCAAACCAGAAGAAGCAACCAGCAGGCAAAACCGGAGACACCCGAAGTTTTGCAGGGGGTTGGAATTGCCGCCATAACTGGAGCCCCATCCCCCTATTTATTGCCGAGCGTGACAACTTCGAGATTCGGGGTTTTGATGACGTGCTGGCGCTTATCAGGGGCGGTGGCTCCACAGTTTACGGGCGGACCTCATGAAGATCCGCCTAAAGTTCAAGAATAAGAAGCTCCAACGAAACGGCTTTCAAATCCAGTTCACCAAGAAAGACACGAAAGAGCTGGCCATGAATATCGGATCAATGATTCAGGCAAGAGTGCCGCAGGGCAAAGACTATCACGGGGAGGGCTTTGGTAGTTATTCCGCTGGCTATGAAAAGGCCAAAGAGGTCGGAGGAGGGCGAGGGCTGGGGTCCACTGTCAACCTAACTTGGACGGGCGCAATGCTCAGTTCGTTAGATATTTCTAAAGATATGAGCTCCTATAGTTGGGAGACCAAGGGCACGAAGGGCATTCATTTCACCTTTGGCCCATCCCTCGCAACCCACAAGAGGCTAAGCGGAAAGGGAGACCGACCAAGCAACAACGCAATCGGGTACTTCATCCATACGGGAAAACTTGGCAGGTATGGGAAGAGTGGACCAATAGTCCAAAGACCTCCGAGGCACTGGCTTGGGCTCACCAAAAAGCAGGGGCAAGATCTGGGGGATATATTCAAAAAGATCTTTAAAAGGGCCCTAGGTAGAAAGATGAACAAATGAAATTGAAATCATGCAATCCATGGGGCAAGATGCCTCATCACAAAAGGAGAGGCTGAGATGGCTGACGAAACACAAAGCGCCGAGACGGCAACAACCGAAGCGAGCAAAGGAAATGAGGCGGAAGGCTTAAACGATTTGGGCCAGCTGAATGATGAAATCACCAGCATGAGACATCACATTTCTAAGCTTAACGAAGAGAACAAAAAGCACAGACTGAGGGCGAAGGAAGCACAAGAGGAAAAGATCAATGCCATGCAAGAAAACGGCGAATTCAAAGAGTTAGCTAGTGCATTGCAGGCAAAGGTTGAAATCCTTGAGCGTGACCTCCCGTCATTGACCGATAAGGCTCACAAGTTCGATCAGTTTCAAAGCCAAGAGGCTCAACGGATCGAGGCTGCGATTGAATCGGTTCCTGACAGTTGGAAGGCTGTTATAAGTAACGCCAGCGATTTGAACACCAAAAGGCAGATTCTTGAGGTGCTCCAAACCACTAAGGCGGCAGCCCCGGCAACTCAGGCGAGTGCTCCAAGCAATAACTCAAAGCCATCATCAGCCAAAGAGATCGCACAGGCATGGGTGGCGGCAAATGCCCAAACTAAAGGGCTTTTTAACAGATAAAGGAGAAGGCTAATGCCTCAAACAACAACAACTACATGGGCCGACATGATTTTGGCGGAGGTGATTGGAGAGGTCGCACTTTCAGCACCAACGCCAAAGAATGTTGTGTCTAAACTCGCCAACTACAACACAATTGCAGGAATGCCGTCGGGCACCCTCGCCCTCCCTCGTTATGGAGACCTAGCAGCAGCAACCGCACCCGGTGAAGGTGTTGCAGCTACTTCCGTAGCGTTAGCAATGGGCACCGAGAGCACGTTTACCCCTGTTGAGTATGCCACTATGGCGGAGATCACTTACAAAGCAATGCGTGAGAAGGTTCCCGGCTTGGCGTCTATTCATCAGCTTTTTGATGGCTCAACCTCTATTGAGCAGCAGCTTTCTGTCTTTATGGCTGAGGCAATGCGGCTCAAGGGCACCATCGACGAACGTGTTGAGATTGAGTGTACCACTGCGCTCACTGGCATCACCGCCATTGCAAACGGAACAGGTGTAGCGTTGACCGTCGCGCTAATGGAAGAAGCTATTTATAAGCAAGCACAAAACGAAATCCTTAACGAAGATCTCGCCTTTGTCTTGTCGCCAAAGCAGCTTTCAGATTTGCGCTCGGCAATCACTGCGGCGGTTGGTCCGGTGTGGTCAACCGACATTCAGAGCATTACCCAAGTTCGCCCCGATGTGTCCCTTGATGGGTTGCGCGGCACGTTCATGGGCATCCCGGTTTATGAAATCAGCGCAAGCTGCGTTCAAACAACGGGCGGTGATGATCTTGGTGCCTTGATTGTAGTTGGGCGCGGAAACGCCGAAGGCCCAAATCCGGGCTCTTTGGTTGTGGTTTCTGGGTCTGAGTTATATTTCACCTTTGAGACAGCCAACGCGAAG